GCCGAGCGCGTCGATGGCCGTGCGAGCAAACCGTTTGCGAATTTCGTCGGGCATGCTATGACATACCCAACAAGTGGTTACCTTGTCAATATCCAACAAGGCTACGGTTGGTACCAATCGGGAGGTAGTTGACACTCGTCATTATGTTGGGAGACACAAGGGGTCATGGTCCGCACACCGTCAGACCCCACATCTATTGCCGAGATCAGCCGCCGGCTGGAACTCACCCGCCGGGCGCTGGGGCTAACCCAGGTGATGATGGGAAGGCTGATGGGGACCATCAGCAACGGGCAGGCGTGGGGGAACTACGAGAGCGGCAAACGCCGTATCTCGGTCGATCACGCGCTCGCGCTCAGCCAGAACGTGGGGCTTCCGCTCGACTGGATCTACCAGGGGCGGATGGTCAATCTGCCCCCGGAATTGCGCGAGAAAATCCAGCACCTCATGCTGGAAGCCCCCCCGCAGACCCTTACGCGTCGTCTACGGCGTGCAGGAAATGAACCCCCGGCGGTATTGCCTGCTCGTCGTATTTCCACTCGACGAGGCGGCGCATCGCGGAAATAACGGCGTGTGATCGTCGCGCGCTGTGAGGCAGTTGGAGAACCAACTGCATGGCCAGATTGGCGTCATCTGCGGCCGTCGGCGCGTCGTAGTCTTCTGGTCGCATTGCCTGTCCCATCGAGCGATCCCCTTTTCTAGCCGCGGTTGAGTGTGGGCCGGCGTGCCCACGCTAACCCATGGGTCATTTTCGTGTAACCCGCCGCGCGATACCGCCTCTGTCACAAAATGTTACGAGCCGTTGTGGACGGCTGCACGCAATTATTTCCACCCGCCGGTTACATTGTCGCTTGACAACCCAACACCGTGTTGTATGCTCCGATCATTGGAGCAATGGAGCACGGAAATGACCCCCGAACAGCACGCCCAGCGCATCCGCCAACTCGAACTGCAGTTGGAGATCGCCGACTACGGCATGGGTATGCCGAGAGACTACGAGCGGGTGATGACGCTTCGCATGGCGCTTGAATGGGCCCGCAAGGAAGCCGCACGCAGCGACGGCTTCAACGAACAGGCAGGGGGTTACTGATGACCGCCTATGCGAGCGACGCCCTCGCCATCGTGGCCCTGTCTTTGGTCATGGCCTCAATCTTCATGCTGTGCGTGGTGCTCGTATGACCTTCGAAGTTCAAAAACTCTCCATGCCGGTGCAGCCGGCAACGCCGATGGAAATGCTCAACCGCGCGCTGATGTCAGGCGCCACGCCAGAGACGCTAGAGAAACTGCTGGCCCTGCAAGAACGCTGGGAACGCAACATGGCCCGCAAGGCGTTCGACCGCGCCATGGCAGCGGCCAAGAGCGAACTAAAGCCAATCAAGAAAAACCGTGAGGTCAGCCACGGCGTCGGTAAGACCTCCTACAAATTTGCCGACCTTGCCGAGATCGAACGCAGCGTGGTCCCGATCCTGTCAGATCACGGTCTGTCGTATCGCTTCCGCACGCAAGTCAACGATAAGCAGATTGTTGTTACCTGTATCGTGAGCCATCAGGACGGCCATAGCGAAGAAAACAGCCTGCCGGCATCGGCAGATACGTCGGGGGCCAAGAACGCGATCCAGGCCCTCGGCAGTACGGTGACCTATCTGCAGCGGTACAGCCTCAACGCCGCGCTTGGCCTGTCCGCCAGCGATGACGACGATGCTGTCAGCGTCAATGCAGTCGGGCTTAACGATGACGAAATAGACCAGATAACCTACGCGGTCGTGGCGAGCGGCCGAACACTCGAATGGTTTTGCAAGTTTGCTCACATCAAAGAACTGAGCGACCTCGCCCCCGAACGCTTCGACGCCGCGCTGGCATACGTCAAGAAACTGCCAAAGGTGGACAATGCTGCAACGGAGTGACGAATGGCTGCAGGCCCGCTGCGGCTGCGTGACCGCCAGCCGCGTGCGCGACATCACCGCAACGACCAAGAGCGGTGGTTGGACCGCCGACCGCGAAGGCTACATGGGGGAGATTGTTAGCGAGTGCCTGACCGGCCGCCCCTATCCGCAATACGTCAACGCCGCCATGGAGCACGGCAACGAGAAGGAAGCATCGGCGCGCTTTCGCTATGCCCTCGCGCAAGGCGTCGAGATCACCGAGGTGGGGTTTATCCGCCACCCCACCATCGAGCGCGCCGGCGCATCGCCAGACGGATTGGTCGGTACTGATGGCCTCGTTGAGATTAAGTGCCCGTACAAAACCGCCATCCACATCAAGCGGCTGACCGGCGCCAAGATCGAGGCGGCAACCCTCGATCAGATACAATTTCAAATGGCGTGCTGTGGCCCATCCCGGCAGTGGTGCGATTTCGTCAGCTTCGATGACCGCTTGCCCGAGGAAATGCAATTGCACATCCGCCGCATCCCGCGCGATGACGAGTACATCGCCAAGATGGAAGAACAGGTCATCCAGTTTCTGATCGATGTGAACGCCACCGTGGATCTGCTGCGCAAGCGATACATGCAGGAGGCGGCATGAGCCGCGCCGTCCTGCGCATCGTCGGCCCCACCAGCCGCGCCCGCGCCATGCGGCTCATGGAGCGCGTGCCCGAAGGCACCCGAGTGGAATTCAAGGGCGCTCGCCGCACCCTGCCGCAAAACGATAAAATGTGGGCGATGCTGACCGAGATCGCCACCCAGAAAAGTCACTGCGGTCGGCGCTACACCGCCGATCAATGGAAGGCGATCTTCATGCACGCCATGGGCCGGGAAACGGTCTTCGTGCCATCACTCGACGGCGAAACATTCTTCCCGCTGGGATGGCGATCGAGCGATCTATCAAAAGCGGAAATGTCCGAGCTGATCGAATTTGTCAGCGCATGGGGCGCGCAGAACGGGATCGTGTTCAAAGAGGAATATCTAGCCGATGCCGCGAGTTGAATTCACCCTCGCTACTAAACTAGCTGCGCTTCGCCGCTGTGGTGGCCGCTGCGAGGCCAAAGGCTGCGGCTATATGTTCAAGAAGGTCGCGGGGGAATACGAGTTTGATCACGTCAACCCGGCCGCATTCTGCGACGGCGACGTGGGGCTAAACAACATAGCTGTGCTCTGCGCACAATGTCATTCAGCTAAAACCAAGAAAGACATCACACTGATCGCGAAAAGCAACCGCATCACCAAGAAGGAATTCGGCCTGTCCAAAAGCGGCAGCATCCGCACATGGAGATCACGTTGACCGACATTGTCGTGCGGCTACGTAATCTCGGATGGGAAACCTGCCATGAGGCCGCCGCCGAGATCGAGCGGCTGGGCGCTCTTGCCACGGTCGTCAGGGAACAGGGAGTGAAGGTTCTCGACCTGTGCGACGAGATCGAGCGGCTGCGCGAACATATAGCGGCGTTACAATTGGTAGCCACCGCGCATGAGCCGGAGGTCGAGCGGCTGCGGGCGCTGCTGGAAGAGTGCCGCCCGTATATCACCAGCGCCAGCCATTGGGACGCCGGGCTTATAGCCAGCGTGGACGCCGCCCTGGAGCCCAAGCCGTGAGCAAGGGAAAGATGGAACACGATCTTTACGAAACCAGCGACCCGGATCGCCCGGACGTGATCTGCGACCGTAATGGTGAGGTAGTTCTAGGGCTCTGCAAGAGGTGCGGGCGCGCAGAGATCGAGCTATCTGAACCGTGTACGCCTCGAGATAAGCCATGAGTTTCGCCGGCGGTCACACCTCACCTGACCGGCGGAAGGCGCCGCCCCGTCCATTGCTCCACTTTGAATGGGGCGGCGTCAGATACAAAAAGGGGTGGATGGGCGGCGCTGCACCGTTCTGCAGCTACAGAAGGGAACTAAGATGAATAAGCTACTACTAGCAGCCGTCCTACTGGCAGGAACGGCACTCGTTGCACCAGCCAGCGCAGTCCCGCTCACCCTATCTGGGCCTGTAGTCGGGAACACCTACGGCCCCCAGAGTGAGAGCAATCCCTGCGTCATCGCGGGTACAACTTGCCAGCAAGGCAAAGCCCCCGACCTGACCATGTCCTACAATCTGTTCTCGCCCAACAGCGACGACAGCTACGACCGCTACTCGACCAACGAGTTCAAGGATAACGGTAACGCTGGGGTCAACGTCGCCAACGGTGTTGAGGGCACACCCTACAGTGTGCTCGACATCTTCCGTCAGACCGGCTCCACCAAGTTCGACGTGGCGATCGATGTCAACACCACCTCGGCCAAGAGCGAGAGCCTTTCGTTGTTCGAGGTTCTGCTCAATGGCGGTGCGATCTACACCTACACCGGACCTACTAACATCGGCGAGATCAACAACAACGGCAACGGTTTTGCCGATTGGCTGCTCAAGACCGTCGACCTCTCGGGCTACAAGGCGACTGATCTCGTCCTGTTCCATGCCGTATGGACTGGAGCCGTTGGCGGCGTCGAGAGCTTCTTCCTGACCAACTTCGGCGGCGGTGTATGTATCGGCTGCACGCCCAACCCGACTGTCGTTCCGATCCCGCCTGCGCTCGCAATGTTTGCGGCAGGCATTGTCGGCCTCGGCATGATCACCCGCCGTCGCCGTCGCGACACGGCATAACCAATACGGTCGCCGGTTGATTGAACCTCTCCCGGCGGCCGTGGCGGCCCGACGCCTTGCCGCACTCGACGTCGGGCCGCAACTTTTGAAAGCTAATGAGCCGTGGCTGATCTCATATTTTTTCCATTGGCGCTGGTGTTGCTGGCGTTCTTGTTGCTCAAATTGCTATCGAGGTAGCCACATGCCAAACGATTTGCTGATAGCTTTGATGGGTGTTGGCTTTACGGTTATTGTTATCGCTTTTGGGGCCGTTGTTGCGTTGCTCTGGTGTGTTGCGGTGGGGGTGAGAGATGAGTTGAAATCCGCGCCACCCTCGCAGGCCCGCCGCGCCCTGGAGCCAAAGCCATGACCGAGCGCACAGCCTACCGACTGTCCGAGGTCAGGGCCGCACTCAACATCGGCCGCTCTACCATGTATCGTTGGATCAAGGACGGAAAACTGGAAGTCGTTCAATTAGGTGGACGATCCTTCGTGAAACGCGAAGCCTTGAAGGGCCTCATGGGCGACGCCGCAAAAGCCAGCCCATACTCCAGCCCATACTCCAAGGCGGGACGTAACGAAACGGAATGAGACGGTCTGGGACCATCAATCGATCGTATATGCTTGAAAGGTCACATGAAAAATGGAAACCATGGGACAGAATGGAACGGTACGAAACGCCACAGTAGCGGAACCGTGTTCCGCCTCCGGCCATTGAAAACACTGGAAAAACGTGATTTCTCTGACCCAGCCCATGTCCCAGCCCATACTTGAACAGCCATGATCCCGAATTGGGTCGCCCCCTTCGGCTGGGTGCTGTTCTGTATCGCCGCCGGCACGGTGCTGGCGATCGTCCTCACCGGCTGTCAGATGCCCATGCGGCCAATGCCATGACCGGAGATCAGGTCGTGCTGGTCACCGCCATTGCCGTGCTGCTGCTGGCGCTGATGGGCGCCGCGCTGATAAGCTGGTGGGTCTGGCAGGGAGGCAACGGTGGCTGAATACTGGCAATGTGGAGAGTTGCCGTGGCCGGATATCGAGGAATTCGTCGATCAAAACGTTGGGGAGGCCCTGAAACACTACATTGAGAAGGAGGGAATGTTATTCATTGATTGGGACAACGGCGAGCCTTCGGTTAAATTCACGACCGAGGGAGATTTTGACCACAAAGAAAGCCTGTACAAAATTCTCGTCTTTGAGCTTGGAAATTTACGCCCAGGCGGTCCAGACGATACCGATTTATTTTATGATCCCGACGGCGATCGCGGCGTCATTCTGCTGCAGGAACTGGTGCGGACTTATCTCAAATGGAAAGAAGGCGGGGTCCATCAACCTGCCAAGGACGAATGATCACCACTTGTAAGGGTAGACCACCGTCACTTCGTCGTCGGTCGATACCCCTAGGCTTTCCGCCAAGGCGGGCGATAGGTCGGCTGCACGTCCGGTCTGTTCTTCGTGCGGCCCCCAATCGGCAGGGTGTGCAAGCCGACCAACGCCGGTCTTGGCATTGGTGACCCATGCCATCTGCCCGGAGTGGCCGAGCATTTCCTTGCTGGTGACATCATAGTCCCAACGGCAGGCCACAAAAAATACTGCGGGGTCCATGCGCCGAGCTAGGCCCGTCGTGCCCGGCGGCTGCTTGCCGAGAAACAGCCAAGGGGCGTCGTCCACCTCGTAGAAGAACGCAAGCCCCTCGCTGGGGCTCACGCCGGTATCACTTGGCCCCCCGAAGGTGCTGCACGTACCAGCGGCGGCGAACAGCACATCGCTCGGCGGCTCGGGAGGCTCCGGTGGGATTGGCTCGCCGTGATC